GGACCCATCAGCATAGTTCCGAATGCGCGCTTAGCGTGCCGGGGCTTACTGCCCATCAATCGCGCCTGCTGACCATCTTGAAGGAGGCGAAGGAAACGCCGTCCTACGAAGAGATGAAGGCCATGATGGGGCTTAAATCCAAGTCTGGCATTCACCGCCTCATTAGCGCGCTGGAGGAGCGGGGCTTTATCGAGCGTTGTCCGAACCGCGCCCGCGCTGTCCGTGTGCTGGACGAGCCGCGACCGTTCGAGCGCCCCACGCCCAAGCCGCCATCCTACAGTGTCCGTCATATCCCGTCAGACATTCTGATCGCGGAATTGCGCGCCCGTGGCGTTCTCAAAACCATCCTCGCCAACCCATCCGACTTTACACCAGCACGGAGAGCAGCAGCATGAGCGTAGCCATGTCGCTCGCCATTATTGGAAGCGTTGCATTTGGCGGGGCCATTCTGTGGATGGCGTGGGAAGCGATTTCCGCCCCGATCGAGGACCGCTGGGCCAACCATCGCGACCGGCAGTACCGCGACAGAGTGAACACAGTTCCCGAGTCCTATCCCGAAGCAATCAAGATGATCGCGGCCAATAGCGACAAGCCGATCGCGCAGTTCACGAAATGGCCGGAAATCACCGAGGACAAGCTGAAAAGCATCTATCACGGGGAGGGATAGTAGAGATGTTCGGGGGGCGAAACAAACGATTATCATGGTTAAAAAAAGTTGAGTCATTCTGGCACAGTATCAATCCTTTGTACGCAAACGCACGCCTGCGCGCTGAACTCTACCACACCGAAGCTCTCCTAGCCGAAGCCCATCGCAAGCTGAGGGCAGGGGGTAGAGCCTGCGCTGATCGTCACAAGCAAAAGGTCTGGGCCAAGGTCGCAGAGATACAGGAGGGCATTGGGGGATGACGACCACCGGGGGGGCGCAACGCAACTGGAGTAAGGCTGAGCTGGAAACGGTTCGCTGGGGCATCCGCCAAGGCCTCATGCGCCGGGAGATAGCGGCCCTGTTGCCGGATCGGACCTACGGGGCGGTTGGCGACAAGATCCTCTACGAGCGCCGCGCAATAGGCATCAGTATGCCCAAGGGGCGTCCGCGCAGTGACCGCATTACCCAGCCTTCGGTTCCAGTTCATGTTGAGCCGATCTGGCAGAGCCAGAAAGAAGCGGGCTGGGCTGATATGTGCCGGGAGGGTTCGGCCCAACTGCTCGCCGCGATGAGCCGCTATTATGAAAACCGCCGCCGCAAGATGACGCCGCCGCGCGAACGCTTTGCTGCCGAGCGCATGGCGAAGAAGGCGAGGCTCTGCGCGTGAACCCCTTCAAGGCGACCCCAACAGAATGCGGAGCCGGGCATGAGCATCCGAGCATCTTGGAGGCCCGTCGTTGCGACATGCTGTGTGCAATGGAATCGCGCGGCGAATTGCGCGGCCTTGAACAGCAGCCCCGTTTCGAGTTCACCGAGGAAGGTCGCACGGTCTTTATCTACACGGCGGACTTTGCATGGTTCATCGGTGACTGCCGGGTCATTGAGGATACCAAGACCAAAGGCACGGCCACACCGGTCTATCGGTTGAAGAAGCGGCTTATCGAAGCTCGCTTTGGCGTCGTCATCACCGAATGGCCGATCCGCAAGCGCAAGAAGCGGAAAGCCAAATGACCTTCCAACCATGGCACGGCGGACCAATGCCCGTTCACCCGAATAGTTTGGTCCGTGTCCGCATCCGTGCACGTGAAGGCTCTAGGGCGCTGGAGGATATCAGCTCGCCTGCGCGCAACTGGCGGTGGGACCATCGCGGCGATGCTGGTGACATCGTGGAATTTGAACAGACAGGGGAACTCGCTTGACCTTTGAAATCTCACATCCCCTGACGGGCGAACTGACGAATGAGCCGGGCCTGGCGTTGGAGCTTCCGGCTGATTATCCATTCGATGACTGGTGCGCGCTGGGCGTCAAACTCTGCACTGGCTCCAAGGTCATTAACTGGTGGATTGGCGACTGGTGGGCATCAGGCCAGCATAGCTATGGCGAGCGCGCCAAGGTCGCTGCGCAGGGCATATTCGGGCGCGAGTTTCAGACACTTCGCAATGTCGCGTCTGTCTGCGCGTCCATAGAAACGTCCCGCCGGCGGGACGGTCTTTCCTTCTCACACCATGCTGAAGTTGCGGCGCTGCCAATCCCACAAGCGGACGCGCTGCTTGACAGGGCAGAGAGTGAGGGCTTGTCAAGGAATGAGCTTCGCGCCATCGTCAACCAAACCAAGGTGTCGGTAGGCGAGCAAGTTTCCTCGGACACCTGCACAACGGAAGACCTTGATCGCCTCGTTACGCGGGGAAAGAAATTCGGCACCATCTATGCCGACCCACCTTGGCAGTATGACAACCAAGGCACCCGCGCCGCCACCGGCAACCACTATAGCGGCATGACCGTGGACGAGCTTTGTGCGCTGCCGGTCAAGGAGCTTGCGGCGGACGATGCCCACCTGCATCTATGGACAACCAACGCATTCCTGTTCGAATGCCCGCGCATCTTTGAAGCGTGGGGCTTTGAATACCGCTCTGCGTTCGTCTGGGTGAAGCCTCAGATGGGTATCGGCAATTATTGGCGTAACAGCCACGAATATCTGCTGACGGCCATTAGAGGCGATGCCAAGCGGTTTAACGACCATAGCCTCAAGAGCTGGGTGGAATGCGACCGGAGCGCACACAGCGCCAAGCCGGAGCATGTGAGGCATATGCTGGAGCGCGCCAGCCCTGGCCCCTATCTGGAGATGTTCGGACGCCTGCCAGCCCCCAGATGGACAGTTTGGGGCAACCAGATCCGCCGCGACCTGCTCCTGCATGACGTGGAGGCGATAGCTGCATGAACGCATTCGACAGCGCGCGCATGGTCGAGGCAGAGTCGCTCGCCATCCTCAAGCCATTTCTGGAAGACTATTCCAGCGGCTCCTATTGGATTAGCGCCAAGGGCCCGCTGGCAAAATGCTTTCAGGAACAGCATGGGGACGTGCTGTTTGTCGACACAACGGGAACGATGAAGTCGGTCGAAATGAAGGCCGAGCGAAAGCACACCGGCAACCTGTTTATGGAGATATGGAGCAATCGAAATTTCGATGACCGCTCCAGCTTCCTTGATCGAGGTTGCAATCCGGGCTGGCTGTCAAAGCTGCGCTCAGATTACTTATTCTATCACTTCCTCGATCGCGATACGCTCTATATTCTGAACCTCTGGAAGCTCCAGCGATGGGCGTTCGGGTGCCGTGATGGCCGCGCTCATATATATGACCGGGAATATAGTGAGGTTGTCCAGCGGCGACATGAGCAGCGCAACATAACTGTTGGCCGACTAGTGCCTCTGGCTGACCTAAAGAGCGCAGGACTGGTCAAGGTGTTCTTCCCCAAGCAGTCCGAGCTTTGGCCGGTGGCCGCAGAATGAGCCTTAACGCCGCAGCGTTGGAATATTTGGCCGACAAGGGGTTGTCCCTTGCCGACGTGATAGAGTTCGCCAAGATTGCAGAGCGGCGCGTTGATGCCACGGCAACAGAGCGGAAACGCCGCCAGCGGGCAAAAGAGCAAATGTCACACCGTGACGTCACGCGTGACCAAAACGCGGTTTCCCCCAATGAGTATATATCTAACCCCCATCCAGAAACCCAATCCCCTAAAGGGGATACCCCCCTTTCGAAAAAATCAGAATTGGAAGCTGAGCCGAAAGCCGTGGTGGATGCCTGGAACGACATGGCGAAGCGCACCGGCCTCGCCACGCTCCGAGCCTTCAACGCTGACCGCCGCCGAGCCCTGAAACTTCGCCTCGGGGAGCATGGTTTGGCCGCGCTGATCGAGGCGGTCGGCGCCATCGAACGATCCGAGTTCTGCCGGGGGCAAAATGACCGTAACTGGCGGGCAGACTTCGATTTTCTGGTTGACCCCAAAAAGCTCGTTCGGGTTTTGGAGGGGAAATACGGCCCGCTCGGCGCCACCCATGCCAAGCCCTCTTCTCCGACCAATTGGGACGAGATGGCCGACCTCGCAGAAAAGACGGGGAGGGCCGACGTGGCAGCAACGTTCCGCGCCAAGCGCTCGCAATCACTGGGTTCGGTTGTGGGGAATCTCGTCCAGCAGGTTCAGTAAATCCAGGGGATCACATCATGGGGGCGGCATTGGCGAAGTCAACGAAGATCAAACGGGCGGGACGGGCTGGGCGGCTTGATATTCTCGCGCCCACGGTCGAGCAGATGCGGGACAATATGTTCAAGGTCGAGGACGCAACCCATGTGGGCGATGGAGCCTCGGTAACGATCGGGAAGGCGTATCGCCGGACGCCGATGTACCTTGTCCTGCAAAGCATGTTCTCCGACGCGGAAATCAAGGCGCTGAAGCATTATCGCCACCATGCCGACATTGCCGACCGCTCACCTCTCCGGGATAGCCTGGACAAGCAAATCCGGGGCAACGGCACCGGCCCCACGGTCGAGGTCGTCAACGCCATTCGGGTTCGGGATGATTGCGAACGTGCGGCGGGGAGCCTGAAGGACATCTTGCGCGCCGTGATGGTCTATGACTGGTCGCTTAGCCAATGGGCGATGCAGAAGGGCGGGGCGCTTGATGTCTGCCGGGAGAAGGAAGGCAAGGTGGTTTGCCGGATGGAGCCGAGGCGCAAGGTTTTGGAGGTTGCCCAGCTCGAAATAAAGATGGCTGCAAAACGTGTAATGGCGGAATTAGACGCTTGACAGCATCGGGCCAATGGTCCTATAAGGGTATCACCAGCAAGGGGCACTGCCCCGCCAGACCGGAGACTGAAAATGACCACCGCCCTCGAAGCCTTCTGCAAAGCCAACCCCTCCGACAAGCGGGTCGTTCGCATCACGAAGCTGATGAACAAGCCGATCGGTTCCATGTATTCCTGGACCAACCTTGGAAAGCAGATTGGCCAACTCATGCGGGAGGAGGGGCTGTGAGCCCCTACCGCTGGCCCACCATCATTGCGTCGTCAATAATCCTTGCGACAGGATCGGTCGGGTTCTTGTGGCTGCTGGCCCGCCTGACCTCAATCCCCTTCACTGGCTGGACGCCCTACGCGCTTTGCTGGGTGTCTGTGGTAATCAGTATGTCCGTCATCAGCTATTCTAAAGCCCGGTCATGACGCCCGCCACCTTCAAATCGATCCGCGAGCGCGCGGGTCTCACACAATCAGGCTTAGCAGCGATCTTGCGCATTGAGGATCTGCGGACGATCCGCCGTTACGAAACCGGCGAACGCTCGATCAGCGGCCCGGTTTCGCTGCTCATGGAATTGCTCGACCAAGGCAAAATAGGGAGCGCGATATGATCCGAGACATCCCTTGCGCGTGGCAACCAATCGAAACTGCGCCGTTAGAAACGCCTATCCTACTATTTGTGCCCGAGTTCGAATATTTCGAGCCGTCAGACCAGCGCGTCATGGCTACCCGCCATAGCCACGGCGGCGTTTCCTATTGGTCGATCATTAACGACGGCAACAGGGGCGGGCTGACGGTGACACCTCCAACCCATTGGATGCCTCTGCCAGACCCGCCCGCGTCAACGATTGAAGCCGGAACGATCGGCGCTTGACATAATTACGGCACCGTGCCATCAAATCGCTAATAGTTCGAGTTGCGCCAGTCGCACACTATCCCACCACATCCCAAGTTCGCGCGCAGGGGGCAAACCAGCGCCGACCCCGCCGCCGATCAGCAAGCAGTTCACCCCTAAAGCTGGCTTCGCGAACGTGCGGCGGGAACCTTTGTGTAACTCCAAACAGGGTTTCACTAATCACAACCCGGTTTGCTGTTATCTCACGATACACAAGTTCGGAGGCTGCCATGTCTCAGGATACCGGCGATGGCGGTACTCAGGTCTAGCCATGGCAACCGTGCCTCACATCGAAACCCTCGATGACGCAGGCAACAAAGAGTTTGGCAGGGCATACCGACGAGGTGTTCCGCCTCATGTCCTCAAAGAGCTGACCACCATCCTGATAGTGGATACGGCAATCCGCAAGGCCAAGGATGAGGAACTGATCTGCCCGTTGCTTGTGGAATGGATGAGGCGGCGATAGCGCCGGAATGAACGGAGACAAGCCATGCCTGTAGGCATCCCAGAAAACACCAGCTACGAGGACGGCGCGCTGACCCTCGGTCGTCGCCATGCCGCTGTCACGCCTCACGACAGCACCAACTTCACCGAGATGCCCAAGGCAGTCTTCGTTGGTGTTGCTGGCAACGTCGTTGCGGTCGATGAATATGGCACGGCTGTAACCTATGCGATGGCCGCAGGGCAGATACTCCCCATTCGCCCGATCCGCATCAACTCGACGAACACGACAGCGACCGGGCTTGTCGCAATCTATGGGCCGACTGGCCGCACCTGACATGGCGCGACCCTCTGGTTATTCCGACACTCTAGCGGCTGAGATATGTGAACGCCTCGCTTCCGGTGAGAGCCTGCGCAAGATGTGCCGGGATGACGACAGCCTTCCGAACGAGAGCACAATCTATCGCTGGCTGTTGAGCAACGAACCGTTCTGCAAGCAATACACCCGCGCGCGAGAATTTCAGGCCGAGCCTCACCTTGAGGACATCCTGGAGATTGCGGACGACGAGGAACTGAAGCCCGACGACAAGCGGGTTCGGATCGACGCGCGCAAATGGGCGATGAGCAAGCTCGCCGCGAAGAAATATGGCGATAAGGTTGCGCTGACCGGTGGCGACGAGAACGACAAGCCGATCGAGATAATCAAGCGTATCGTGGTCGATCCGAAGCGTGGAGATTGAAACCCCGCGCTGGGCTCTGCCGTTACTGGAGCCAGCACGGTACAAGGGAGTTCACGGCGGTCGCGGCTCGGGCAAGTCGCATGAGCGTGCCGAGGCGCTGATCGAACGCTGTATTATGTCGAAGACCGACGCGGTTTGCATCCGTGAGGTTCAGAAATCATTGGCGCAGTCGGTCAAGAAGCTTCTGGAGATGAAGATCCAGAGCATGGGTGTCGGGCATTTGTTCGATGTCCAGCAGGCGCAGATCAAGACGCCGCACGGTGGGTTGATAATCTTTCAGGGGATGCAGAACCATACGGCGGACTCGATCAAGTCGCTGGAAGGTTATGACATTGCCTGGGTCGAGGAGGCGCAGTCACTAAGCCAGCGGTCGCTTGATCTGCTGCGCCCGACGATCCGCAAGGAAGGCTCGGAACTGTGGTTCACATGGAACCCGAGCCTGCCGACCGACCCGGTTGAAGTGCTGCTGAGAGGTGACGACCCGCCGCCTGGCTCGATTATCATCGAGGTGAATTACGAGGACAATCCTTGGTTCCCCGATGTTCTTCAGGCTGAGATGGAATACGACCGGAAGCGCGATCCGGACAAATACGCTCACATCTGGTTGGGGCAGTACCAGCGCAATTCGGAGGCGCGGGTCTTCCGCAACTGGGCCGTTGAGGAGTTTGAGACATCGGCCAACGCTCATTTCCGCCTTGGCGCGGATTGGGGCTTCTCGGTCGATCCTACGTGCCTAGTGCGCAGCTACATCGATGGGCGCACGCTCTACGTTGATTATGAAGCCTATATGATCGGCTGCGAGATTGATCGGCTGCCCGACCTGTTCGACAGCGTGCCCGATGTGCGGAAGTGGCTGATAACCGCTGACAGCGCGAGGCCGGAGACGGTTTCGTACATGCAGCGGCAGGGTTTCCGCATTGTCTCGGCCATCAAGGGCGCGCGTTCGGTCGAGGATGGGATTGAGTTCCTGAAGTCGTACGACATCAAGGTTCACCCGCGTTGCCGTCACCTGATCGATGAACTGACGCTCTACAGTTACAAGACCGACCCTCTCACCAGCGTTGTGATGCCGGTGCTGGAGGATAAGGATAATCATGTGATCGACGCTCTGCGCTACGCCTGCGAGGGCGCAAGGCGCGCTGTTCCGGTCAAGAAAGACGCGCCAGTACGGCGGACGGTCGGCGCAACGAGCTGGATGGGGGCATAGCATGGCTGAGCGCCCCAAGTTCGATCTGCCCTCGGGCTACAGTGATGAATCGGCCTTCCTCAAGGAGGCCCGCGAGCGGTTTACCGAGGCCGAGACCTACGACCGTGACAATCGCGATGCGGGCTGGGATGATCTCGACTTTCTGACTGGAGATCAGTGGGATGATACGGTGCGTCAGGCGCGTGAGGCGCAGGGTCGTCCGTGCCTCAGCATCAACAGCCTGCCGCAGTTCGTGGCGCAGGTGGTGGGCGACATTCGTATCAACCGGCCCGCGATCAAGGTTCGCCCTGCCGAGGATGGGGATAAAGACGTTGCCGAGATCAGGCAGGGGCTTATTCGGGCGATCGAGCAGCAATCGAAGGCGCAGAGCGTTTATTCGGCTGCTGGGCAGCTCCAGGTCGCGTGCGGCATCGGCAACTTCAAGCTGACGCTCGACTATGCGGGCGATGATAGTTTCAATCAGGATTTGGCGGTAAAGATCATCCCAGACCCGTTCGCGGTGGCGTGGGATCCGATGATGACCGACGCGACGGGCAAGGATGCTCGCTACTGCTTCGAAGTCACGGACATGGGGCGCGAGGAGTTCGAGCGCGACTACCCCAACACGTCGCCGGACGAGTTGGCGACCGAAGGCGGGGCTAGTGGTTGGTCCGAAAAGAACGTCGTCCGCGTCACGCAATATTGGTTCATCAAGCACACGCCGGTTGAACTGGCGCTGTTGGATGACGGCTCGGTGGTCGCGGTCGATAAACTGCCCAAGGGCGTGAAGCCGAAGCGCACACGCAAGACGATGAAGAAGTCGGTCTGCATGTACGTCATCACCGGCCATGCGATCCTTGAAGGTCCGTTTGAATATCCGATCAGCCGGTTGCCGATCTTCCGGGTTCCTGGTTGGGAAGTGCCGATCAAGGGCGGTAAGACGCGGCGCTTCGGCCTCATCCGCTTCGCTAAGGACGCGATCCGGCTCAAGAATTACTGGCGCTCGGTATCGGCTGAGGTGCTGGCGATGGCCCCGAAGGCGCAGTGGCTTTCCCCCGCCACCGCCGTTGAAGGCCGCGAACAGGATTTCCGGGACGCGCATCGTTCGGGCGACCCACTGCTGGTTTACAATGACGGCGCGGCAATCGCTCCGCAGCGTATCGACCCGCCGATGATCCCGGCTGCGGTCCTTCAGGAAGCCGCGCTCAATACGCAGGATATCAAGGACGTAACCGGCCTACATGACGCCTCGCTGGGCGTTCAGGGCAATGAGACTAGCGGCAAGGCGATCATGGCGCGTGACCGCCAGGGCGATGTTGCGACCTATATTTATCCCGATAATCTGCGGGAGGCGATTGCTGAGTGCGGGCGAGTGGCGAACGAGTTCATCCCGATTGTCTATGACACGGCGCGCACGGTTCGCATTCTGGGGGAAGATGAAACCGCCAAGGTCATGCGGATCAACGATCCCAACGACCCGGAAAGCCATGACATCGCGGTCGGCAAATATGATGTGGTGGTGGAGACCGGGCCATCTTACTCGACCAAGCGGGTTGAAGCCGCCGAAAGTATGATGGCGTTCGTCCAGGCCGTCCCGATGGTCGGGCAGGTGGCTGGCGATCTGATCGCCAAGGCGCAGGACTGGCCGCTTGCTGACCAGATTGGTGAACGGCTCAAGAAGACGATCCCCGCTGAGCTTCGCAAGGGGGAAGACCCGGAGGAACAGCAGGAAGCGCCCGATCCCGCGCAGCAGGCGCAAATGCAGGCCCAGCAGCAGGCCATGCAGATCGATATGGCGACCAAGCAGGCACAGGCCCGCAAAGCTGATGCGGACGCTCAGAAGGCCGAAGCGGAGGCCATGAAGGCGATGGCCGAGGTTCAGGCCATGCAGGGTGGCGGGCAGAATCAGGAATTGCAGCTTCGGGTTCAGGAGATGCAGGCCAATCTCGCATTGAAGCGCGAAGAGGCTGCGGCGCGGATCGAGATTGATCGCGAGAAGCTGGCGAACGATGCCCAGTTGCAGCAGCAGAAGATGACGTTCGATTTCCAGTTGGCCGAGCGCCGAATGAACATGGATGAACAATCCGCCGCACGTAAGTTCGAGCTTGAGGCTTCGGTCGCCGGCCATCGCGCCGCGCAGGCCGAGAAGGCGCAGGAAGCCAAGGCCAATCAACCGGCGAAAGCCGAATGAGCCGCTACACCAAGCGCCCGCGCGCATGGGTGGCGGATCAGACGTTCGACAATGAGTTTCCTTTGGTAGCCGACATCTCGGTTGACGAGCATGTGGCGACATTCACCGGCCTGCTCGATGCGGACGGCGACGAAATATGGATTGAACCGCGTCCGATTGGTTTTGGGCGCGATGAGGAGTGGTGATTAACCACTGAGCTTCGGGCGGGGGTTGCCAGCCCCCGAACAACCCGCAACGGCGGCTCCCCGGCCTCAAGGGCACGCGAAAGCGCTCACCACATGGACGAAGAACTAGACGGCTCGGGCACGCCCGAGATCGAAGAAGTCGCTGCGCCTGCAAGCGCGGAGCTAGCTCCGGAACAGCAGGAAGCCGATAAGGTTGAGCAGGAGATTGTCGAGGAAGAACAGCCTCGCAAGCCTTCGGCCAAAGACCGGATCGACGAACTGACGAAGCGCTTCCGGGATGAGGAACGGGAAAAAACCTTCTGGCGCGAGCAGGCGATGAGCCGACAAGCGCCCAAGCAGCCCGAACCAGAGCCCACGGAAGAAGCCGAGCCCGACCCAGCCTCTTATGAGTATGGGGAAACCGATGTTCGTTACATCAAGGATGTCGCGAAATTCGAGGTAAGGCGCGAGATTGCGGCGAATGAGGCGAAGAACGCCGAAGCCCGCAAGGCCGAAACGGTGCAATCCCGTTGGCAGCAGGAAGTCAGCAAGGCAGTCGATAAGTATCCCGATTTCGAGGATCGGGTATTCGGTGGTGCAGAGCGTCGAGAATGGCAACTTACGCCGGTGGCGAAGGACGCGATTTTCGACTGCGATTCACCGGCGGACGTGGCCTACCATCTCGCAACTAATCCGACCGAAGCGGCGCGCATCGCTCGCCTCTCCCCGCTCGCTCAGGTCCGTGAAATTGGCAAGCTAGAGGCGAAGCTAGCCGAGCCCACAAAGCCGACACCGAAAACCGCCACCGATGCCCCGCCACCTCCCCCGCAAATTCGCGGGAATGGCGGACGCTTCACCGTTGCCGCCGACACCAGCGATTTCGCTGCGTTCGAGAAGCAATACGGCGGTTCCTGACAACCATTGGGCTTCCGCGTCGTGAGACGCCGACCCTCCCTTAGATGGAACACTTAAATGGCGAACGCACTTCTCTCTCCGAAGGTGTACAGCAACACCTTCCTCAAACTGCTGAAGAACAATGTCATCCTGCCCAAGCTGGTGACGACCGAGTTCAAGGACGACTTCAAGAAGGTCGGCTCGACGGTCTACGCCAAGCGCGTCCCCGAGTTCACCGTCCGCGACGGCGCTGTTGCGCAGGTCCAGGACGTGGTCGAGGGCGAGATCGCCGTGACGATCGACAAGCAGAAGGGTATCGATGTCGAGTTCACCTCGGTTGAAGAAACCCTGACGGTTGACAGCCTTCTTAAGTCCAAGGTTATGAACGCCGCCGCTGCTCAGCTTGCCCAGCAGGTTGACGGCGATCTTCATGCTTTGACCAAGAAGTTCTACAACTGGGTTGGCACGCCGGGCCAGACCATCAACAGCTATGCGGATCTGGTTCTTGCTCCGCAGCGCCTCGATGAAATGGCGGTTCCAACCGATGGTCGCGTCGGCATCCTCCACCCGGCGGACGCATGGGCAATGCTCGGCTCCCTGTCGGGCCTGACCGCGCAGACCAAGGAAGCCACTGACGCGCTGACCCGCGCCAAGCTCCCGATGCTCGGCAATATCGATTGGTACAGCACCCAGAATGCGAGCACGGTCACGACCGGCACGCGCTCGGGCGATGCCCTGATCGATGGGGCTAACCAGAACGTGACCTATGCCGCCGTCAAGGATGGCAACTGGGTGCAAGATCTGATTCTCGATGCGGTGGGCAATGCCACGACCGTTTCGGCAGGTGAGGTCTTCACGATCGCAGACATCTACGCGATCAACCCGCGCTCGAAGGATCGCCTTCCTTACTTGCAGCAGTTCACGGTTGTAACGGGCGGCACGGCCAACTCGACCGCGAATGGTCAGCTCACCATCTCGATTTCGCCTCCGATTATTTCGTCGGGCGCGTTCCAGACGGTGGCATGTGCTGGCACATCCTCGACCGCGCCAGACAACAACGCGGCCATCACATGGATGGGCGATGCGACCGAAGGCAATACCGACGCGACGACCTATCGCTTCGGCACGGTGTTCCGCCGCGAGGCGATTGCGCTGGTCTCGGCCAAGCTCGTTATGCCGTTCACGGGCGAGGCGGATTACTCCACCGATCCTGAAACCGGCCTGACCGTTCGCTACTGGCGTTCGTCCGACTCGACCAACGATACGCACATGCATCGTTTCGACATCCTTTACGGGGTGAAGATGGTCGATCCTCGCAAGGGTACGCGCCTTTCCGGCTCCGCCTAAGCTCCCTGAACTGTGGGGGGCTTTCGGGCTCCCCGCCTTCCTCCATGAATAAGGAATCTCAGCCATGGTTCAGTATCTTGGCCGTCGCACTGACGGTGTTTCTCTCGGCAAGGCCGCTACCGACCTAATTGGGCATTACGGCGTTACTCCGGTGGCCCAGCGCGCCGCTGCCATCCAAGCCGCCTCGGTGGTCTCGGTGGCGTCGTACATCTCGGTTTCGACCAACCTGTGCGTATTCGCTGCCGAAGTGGCGGCGACGCTCACTGGCCTGGGCCTCTGGAAGGGGACCGCGTAAGTGATCGGGTCGCTCCTGCATGTTGGATGTGGGGGCGACCCAATCCCTGACTGGGCCGTGGGGAAATACGAAGAAACCCGGCTCGACATCTCACCTGATCATGACCCTGATTTCTGCGTGAGTATGACCGAGATGGGCGAGATCGGGGCTTATGACGCAATCCATTGCTCGCACGCGCTGGAGCATCTGTTGCCCCATGACGTAGCAGTGGCGCTGTCCGAGTTCTACCGAGTGCTCAATCCCGGCGGCTTCGCGGTGGCGTTCGTCCCCGATCTGGAGGACGTGAGGGCGACCGAGGAAGTCCTGTTCGAAGCTCCTTGCGGGCCGATCACGGGACTCGACCTACTCTATGGCCTTCGGTCCTTGCTCCCGATCATGCCGCACATGGCGCACCGCACCGGGTTTATATCTGAAACATTGAAGCAGGCTTTTGCCGATGCCGGGTTCTCCCGCATCGAGGTCAAGCGCCTGCCTTCGTTCAATCTAATGGTGGTGGCGGTCAAATGAAGGTCGTCTTTTGCGTCCCGACCATAACCCGGCCCTATCAGCAATGCCTCGACAGCCTCGAGGCGTGTCTGCCGATGGTAGAGGAATCGGGCTTCGGTCATGCGATGGTGGGCGAGGTCGGCAATCCGTATATCTCGGCAGCCCGCGCGACGATGCTCAGGAAGGCGCTCGACGCCAATGCCGATGTGGTGGTGTTCATCGACCATGATCTGTCATGGCGTCCCGAGGATATGGTTCGCCTGCTCGAAACCGAGGGCGATGTTGTCGCGGGAACCTATCGTTTCAAGTGCGATGAAGTCTCATATATGGGGACGATCCACAGCACGCCCGAGGGATACCCGCAAGTCCGCGAAGACGGCGCGATCAAGGCGCGACTGGTCCCGGCAGGCTTTCTTAAAGTGACTGCCAGCGCCGTTGATACATTCATGTCGGGCTTCCCACAGCTTTGCTACGGCGAGAAGTATCGGCAGAGCGTCGATCTGTTCAATCATGGGGCTCATGAAGGTGTGTGGTGGGGCGAGGATTACGCCTTTTGCCGTAACTGGGAATCGATCGGTGGCGACATCTGGCTCGTTCCTGATCTTCAACTTGACCATCACAGCCCGACCCAAGCCTATCCGGGCAACTTCCACGAATATCTGATGGCGCAGCCAGGCGGCAGCAAAGAGGTGGCACAATGACCCTTTGCAGTGAGATTGTCCGTCGCGCGTTTACCGAAATCCGCATCATTGGCGGTGGCCGTTCGCCGCGTGCCACCGAGGGCGCTGATGCCATGATCGCGCTGCAAGGCTTGATCGACGGCCTGTCCGGGTTCGGCATTGGCGAGGAATTGACCGATTACGAGCCGACGACCGGCGACACTCTCGCATCGAATGTCCGGGTACTCTGTGACGACAGCCTTACCCTCACGCTCCCTGCAACCCCGAACCCCGGCGCGCGGGTGCAGATTGTTGACGTGGGCGGCTCCATGTCCACCAACCCGGTCACACTCCAACGCAATGGGCGCAAGCTCGAAGCCGCCTATGCCAGTCTCACGCTCAACACCGATGGCCTTGACCGGACATGGATGTATCGCGGGGACACTGCGAACTGGCAGCGGATTTCCGCGCTGGCGCTGACCGACGAGCTTCCGTTTCCCGATGATGAGGCGTTCGTTCTAGAATTGGGGCTGCGGCTCGCTCCGCAATACGGCGCGCAACTGAGCGCCGAAAGCCAAGTAGCGCGGCAGCGCGCGATGAACCGATTAAAGGCGCGCTACCGCCAGCGGGTTGTCACGCCCGCCGACGATGCTGTCCGGATGCTCAGCCGCCAAGCTTATGATCAAGGCCGGGCCGACTTGTAATGGCCGATATCCAGTACGGACGCGGAGCCTATCGCAGAGATCGTGGTGGGCTTCCCGAGATGCGTCTGGTCAATATGTTTGTCGAGGCGACGCCTTCATCCGACCAAGGGGTAACGCTACAATCCCGCCCCGGCCTCGCGAGCTATGCCAGCGTTGGGGCTGGGCCGGTTTCCGGTGGATTTGCACAGGACGGCACATTTAGCGGCGATAGCTTCAGCATATCAGGCGGCGCGCTGTATCGCGGCACGACACTAATCGGACCAATCGATGGCTCTGGGCCGATCAGCTTCGCAGCGTCGGCTACAGAATTGCTGGTTGCGGCGGGGTCGCAGCTATGGCGCTACAACGGCACGACGCTAGCGGCGGTCACATTTCCCGATAGCGCCAATGTAACGGCGATCGCGTTTCTGAAAGGCTATTTCCTTGCGGCGCGGGCGGACAGCCACAAGCTGTATTTCTCGGGCGTTCTCAACGGCAATAGCTGGGATGCGCTGGACTTTGTTTCAGCCGAGAGCAAGCCCGACACGATCAGGGGTGTGTTCAAGGTTCGTGATGAGGTTTGGCTTGCCGGTGGTGAAACCGTCGAGTTCTTCGCGCCCACCGGGGATGGTGACGCGCCATTTCAGGCGATCGAGGCGCGGCAGTATGACAAGGGCATGTTGGCGGTCGGCGCGGGGGCGCTGGCGGACAACACGCTGTTTTTCGTGGGCTCGGACGGCTTGGTCTATCGCGGCGGGGCCATCCCGGATCGCGTCTCTGACAACGGCATTGAGGAACGAATTGGGCAGTCCGCCAGCATAGCGTGTCTGGGTTTCGTATTCGAGGGCCACACCTTCTTCGGGATCAGGACCGACAGCGGCGACTATCTGTTCGATGCCGCCACGAAGCAATGGAGCAATTTCGAGACGCACGGCCTTGGGCGATGGCTGGCGCGCAGTGCGTGGATGGTTGGGGATACGCCCTATTTCGGCCATTACAGCGACGGGACCGTGTTGCAGTTCGACGGGTGGCTTGACGACGGCGATCCGCTTGTAAGGCTGTTTACGGCGGCGGCTCCGATCAATGGCGGCACCGCGATTATCGACAATCTGCGGATTTGGGCGAATGTCGGACGAACCGAGGTCATAAGCGGGGCAGGGACCGAGCCAGTCGTTGAAATGCGGTCCTCGGATGACGCAGGCGTCACGTGGGGGCCTTGGGACGAAAGCCCGCTGGGCGCGCAGGGCCAGTATCGCGAGCCTGCGGAATGGCGGCGCTGCGGCATGTTCGACTTCCCCGGCTTCATCTCTGAGGTTCGCTGCACCGAAAACACCGATTTCCGGGTTAGCCGGGTTTCGGTGAATGAGGACGGAGGGGGGCGGGGATGACCGTTCGCTTCGACCGCCTCAACAGCAATGTCCCGATTGTTGATGACCAGAAGAACCCCTCCACGCAGTTCGGACGCCTCTGGCAGAAGACCGTCGAATATCTCGAAGGCGCGCTCGACAATATCGACACGCTGATATCCGGCCTTGCCGCCGCCGTCGCCAATATAACCCAGATCCTAATCGACCTTGGCGTTGCCCAGACCACGGCTGACGGGGCCTTGGCGTTGGCGGAAAGCGCGATTAACCCGGACGGGACGATCAAGGCCAATAAGGTCACGACGGACTCGATCGCGGCCAGCTCGGTCACTCGAACCAGTACGTTCTTCAACGACTTCGGCGGTTATGCGGTGGCCTCTGGCTCGTGGGTGGACATCTCGAACGGCGGGTTCACCGCTGATGTGGACATCGCAACAACCGCCTATGCCACCCAAGGCGTTTTGCTTGACGGCTTGATCGCCATGAACCGCTCCGGCGGGTCGGACGACAATGTAAGCGTGCGCTGTATCCGAACCAGCGACAGCACGGTTATGGGGCAGGTCTACGACTTCGCCGTTCAAGGGCAGAACTTCACCTACGCCGTTAAATTCTACGACAGCGACCCGGCGGACAGCATTACCGAGACGTACAAGCTTCAGGTCAATTCGGACGATACCACCGCAATCCGTGAAGTGTTCCTCTCCGGGTTTCTGACGCTTCGATGATCAGGCCCGCGACGGTTGAAGATGTCGAGACGATTGTTGATCTGGGTGAGATTTTCCACGGGCAGGCCGGATGGGCCGACATCGCTGACTATGTGGGGGAAGATTGCGCCGCGTCATTAACGGCGATGGTAGAGAGCCCGGATGCGATCGTGCTGGTAGCCGAAGAGGGCGGCGAGATCGTCGGGATGGCGGGCGGTGTCACCTATCCGCTGTATTTCAATCGCGGCCATCGTTCCGGTCAAGAATTGTTCTGGTGGGTGCGGCCCGGCTGTCGCGTCGGCGGCAAATTATTGGAAGCTTTAGAGGGCGAGGCACGCCTGCTTGGGTGCCAGTCCTGGGCGATGATCGCGCTCGACAAGATCGAGCCGGAACTGATGGGCAGGCTCTACCGCCGTCGCGGCTACCGCGCCTCGGAACATACCTACATGAAGAGGTTGTAGACATGGCAATTGCAACGGGCCTCGCTATCGCTGCGGGCGTCGGCGCGCTCGGCTCGGTGGCGGGCGGAGCTATGGCGGCGAGTGGTGCCAAGAAGGCCGCTAAAACCGCTGCTGCGACCGAAGCCGCCAATCAGGCGCGGCTTGCCGAGGTCTATGCTCAGAACACGCGCAATATCGACCCATTCATGCAGCGCGGCAACGCGGCGGGCGATGCCTATAACGCCTTGCTCGGGCTCCCCACCTATCAGGCCCCGCAACAGCCTGCGAACATGAACATGGGGGCCAATGCCTTTATGGGCGGCGGCTTCCCCGGCGATCCATTCCGAGGCATCCAGCGCCAACCCGGCAACGAGACGCAGGTTCCAGCTGGGACCGTCCAGAGCGGCATGACCCCGCAGGGCGCAATGGATGGCTTTCGCAGCTACATCGACAATAGCGATTACGCCTTCCGTCAGAATGAGGGCAACCGTGGGATCAACGCCGGATATGCTGCGAACGGGCTTCTCGAAAGCGGTGCGGCGATGAAGGCGCTGGAGAAGTACCGGGGCAATCTCAACGCGGGCTATCGCAACGAATATCTCGGCCATCTCGGCAACCAGCAGGGGGTTGGGCTTTCGGGGGCAAATGCGCTGGCAGGCGTCTCCACCAATTACGCCAATAACGCCAACGCCAATGCGGACAGCGGCGCGAGCGCGCGGATTAACTCTGGCCTGATCGGCAGCAGTGCGATGGGGCAGGGGCTGGCAGGAGCGGCGCAGGGCATCGGTTCGGCGCTTGGTTCGTCCTATGGTGGTCCCAACACCGGCGCAACCTTTAACGGCTACAATTACGGTAATGCTGGCAATTCGCTCCTCAGCTATAATGCTGGATCGGCATCACCATGGGGATGACCCGCGACGAGGAACTGGCCGCGCTGAAAGCCAAGCTCAAAGCCCGCGAAGGTCGCCCCGGCTTCAAGCTCAACATCGAAGAGCTAAAGGCGCGCATTGCCAAACTAGAAGCGCAGGAGGCCGCATAGATGGCAATCAACATCGATTGGGGATTGCTCCAGCAGCCTGACATTGGAAATGCGTTCCAGCAGGGGTACGACAAGGGCAAGACAAAAAGCGTCCTGAGGCAGTTCGCCGCTGATCCGAACGCGCCCGGCGCTGTCAACGCCCTCTTGGAAATCGATCCTGAATTGGGTATGCGCTTCGGGGAATACCAGCAGAAGCGGCAGACCTATCAGCGCGAGGAAGATACACGCAACGCGCTGATGTCGGCATATAATCCCACGACCGGAGACCTTGACCCGACCAAGGTTCGCGGGGCCTATGCGCAGAGCGGCGACATCAAGGGCATTACAGACTTCAACAAATCGCAGGTGGATCAGCGCAAGGCGCAGGTTGAAAGCGCGGTTAAGCAGCTAGAGGTGACGGGGCAACTCCTCGGCAGCGCCGTTGATGGGAACAGCTATACAATGGCCCGCCAGCGCGCCGCTGCTATGGGCCTCGATGTTTCGTCCGTCCCGGAGCAGTATGATCCCGAATGGGTCCGCCAAACCATGATGCAGACGATCGAGGCTAAGGACAAGTTGACGATCGAACTGCGGAAGGCCGATCAGGAGGAATCCCGTCGTCATAACCGCGTCGTTGAGGGACAGGGCTCCGCACGCATCGGCGTGGCGCAGGGCGCGCTCGGGCTTGCTCGCCAGCGTGAGAGCCGGGTGGCTTCGGGCAAGGGCGGCGGTGCCGAGGCCGACAACTCCGATCTCCAATATTTGATGGATTGATAGATGTCAGATGTCTCCAAGCGGATCGAAATTCTGCAAATGGCCGAGGCACAGGGCAAGCCCCTGCGTCCTGAGCATAAGACGGAACTGGACAATTATCGCAAGCAGGGTCTGGCCAAACCTCTAGCGGGTTCCGGCGCGGGTGGAACTGATACAACTGAGGGTGAGCGGACGGCGGCGTTCCTCACGACCCGGCTCGTTGGCGCTGAGCAGGACATCAATGCAGCCACTAAAGCCGACCCGACCGCCGCCAAGCCCGGTATCGGCGCAGCAGTTGCGGGCGTCTTTGGCGACACCGCCCGCCGCGCCTCGCAGGCTCCTGAGCGGAGGCAGGTTGAAGATGCGCAAATGGACGCCTTGGACGCCGCGCTCACGCTCGGCACCGGAGCCGCCTACACCCGAGAGCAGTTAGAGGGTTATCGGAAGGCATATTTCCCTGCGATTACTGACGATCAGGCCACCATCGCCTCCAAGAAAGCGCGCTTCGATCGGCTGATCGCGGCGGCGCGCGTGAAGGCTGGTGCGGCCGCGCCGCAAATCGATGCTGCGATGACCGCGCTAAATGGCCCGCCCAAGATCGCCACTCCCGAAGATATGGACGCAGCGATCAATAAAATGATCGCGGAAAAACGACCAGCGGCTGAGATCCGCGCCCTTATCCAGTCGGCACAGGCTACATTGACCCCTCAAGACGACGCCGCGCTCAATCAGTACGATAAGGCACGGGATGGGCGGGGCGACCGAATTAATCTGCAGAGCCATGCCAAGCCCTATGAGGGGCCTGTGCCGGGTTCATCGGCATCCGCAGCCATTATTGGGGCGGGCGATGTTCTTACGATGGGCGGTCTTGATGAGGTGGCGGCAGCCGCAGGGGCACTTCTCCCGATCGGGCAGGATAATGTGTGGAACGGCAAATCCTTCTCCGATGCCTATGATCTGAACTTGCAGCAGACCGAGGGCTACAAGAAAGACATTGCCGAAAGTCGGCCTGGGGCGACGATGGTGGGGCAGGTTGCTGGATTGGCTGGCGGTGCCGTCGCCCTACCTGCCGCAGCCACCGCTCGCCTGGCGCAAGGTGGCAGGGCCGCTCAATTGGGCAAGACCGCGCTTGCGGAGAGTGTGGGCGGCGCGGCTTATGGCTTTGGCTCGGACAATAGCAATCGGGCGAGGGGCGCTGCGGCGGGCGCTGTCGCCGCCCCTGTCGGGAGCTTGGCGGGGAGGGCTGTTGTTAAGGGCGTATCCCGCGTTATGAAACCCCACGTCCAGCCCGTCATCAGGCGGCTCACAGGTGCGGGGGTCACGCTCACGCCCGGCCAAATCGGCGGGCAGGGTGGGTTTCTCGGACGGATCGCGAAGGGGTTTGAGGATCGTCTAGCCGGTCTTCCAGTTGTTGGCGAGATGGTTAACAACGGTCGCCGCGTAGCGGTCGAGCAATTGAATCGCGCCGCGATCGATGAGTCACTTGTGCCGATCGGCGCGAAGCTCCCCGATAGCGTCACCACCGGCCATGATGCCATCGCATGGGCGCAGAAGCAGGTGAGCAACGCTTATGACGCTGCGCTAAGCCCCTTGCAGGCTCAAGTGGATACGGGACTCCAGCAAGGGCTGGCGGCGGTCAATGCCGCGAAGCTCAATCTACCAAAGGCGCAACAGGAGGCGTTTGACTCGATCGCAAAGCAGGAGATTGCGCCTTTCATTCCTGCAAACGGCCAATTCAATGGTGAGCAAATTCAGGCCATCAAGCAAACCTTGGATGGGCATATCTCATCGTTTAGTCGGGGGTCGCCATCAGACCGGCTTATCGTCAAGCCGTTGGAGGATGCCCGCGATGAGTTCATGGCCTTCGCGCGCCGCTCAGACCCGACGAACGCCGCCGCCTACGATGCCGCTGATGACGCCTTCGCCAATTTCGTTCGGGTCGAAAGGGCTGCGGCCAATGCTAAGGGCGGGGTATTCAGCCCCGAACAACTCCGCACCGCTGTTCGTCAGAGCGATAGGTCCGCGCGCAAGCGTGGCACGGCTGCGGGTAATGCTCGGATGCAGGATCTATCCGAGGCCGCATCGCGCGTATTGCCATCCTCGGTTCCTGATAGCGGAACGGCAGGGCGGCTTATGCTGCCCGCATTGGCAGGCGCTGGGGCTGCGGGCGGCTATGCCTATGACGGCACGGGCGGCGCGTTGACGGGCGCGGCGCTCCTAGCCGCACCTTATTCATCAGTCGGGCGTCGTGCCATTCAAGGAGCGTTGGTAGGGCAGCGCCCGAATGCCTTGCTTGGGGCTGGCGATTTTCTCAGTCGAAACGCTGGCGTCGGCGGGGCTGTCGGCGCTGTCAACGCCCTCAACATGGTCCCGCGCTGATCGGTAGCGCTGCCATTCTTTGATCGCCGTGACGATGGCCGAAGCAATCGCAACCGATGTTGCGAACCTAATCCAGTGATCGATGTCCATTCGACCAACCTAACCCAAATCCCACAATCCACCAAGCCGCTCCTCACCGGGCGGCTTTTTTCATGTCCGGAGCGTCCATGTCTCAAATCTTCAATCCCGGCATTTTCAACCCGATGATGGGTGTTACCGGGCTGCTCTCAGCAGGCGCACAGGCGCGGTTTTACCTCACCGGCACCACGACGCCCGCCACGGTCTACACCACTGCCGCGCTCAACGTCGCGCACGGGACGACCGTTGACAGCGACGCCGCAGCTCGCCTCCCACCGATCTTCTTCAACCCGTCGATTGCCTATCGCTGCAAGCTCTACACCGCAGCGGGGGCGTTGATTCCGGGCTGCGACTTCGATCCGGTCAATGACACATTAGCGGCGTCGCTAGGGGCGTCGGGCGGCTCTGCCCTCGTTGGGTTCCTGCAATCCGGCACGGGAGCGGTCGCGGAAACGGTACAGGCCGCGCTGCGCCGCCTCCCCGCCTTCCCCGGGCAGTTCAGTGCGGCGATCGATGGCGTCACACTCGACACGACCGCGCTCCAAAACACGATCAACAGCCGCTCCGCGCTGGGTGGCGGGATCGTCCAACTTCCTCCCGGCACCTTCCTGACCGGGCAAATCTCACTTCCGTCCAACATCGAATTGAGGGGCTGCGGCAAGGGCGTTACGATCCTCAAGGCGAAGGCCAGCCTTGGTGTTCCGGTGCTGGTCAATTCAGACACGGTGGGCGGCAACAGCGCGATCAAGCTCCACGGCTTCACGATCGACGGTAATTATCTCAATCAGACGGTATCGACCAACGGCCTGCTGCTGTCGGCCTGCACCGGCTGCCATATCGACGATATCGAGTTCAAGAATTGCGCGATGGGCTTCGTTATCTCGACGGGCAGCCGCAATTACTTCGGGCCCGGCATCTACGCCCACGCCAACGGCAAGGCCGAAGCAGGCTATGGCGGATACCTGTTCTGCACCGATGACAATATCATCATGGGCGGGCGGTATGACGATAATTGCATCGGCCTTGCCATTGAAGCATCGGGCGTCGGGCTTCACAGCCATCGCAACCGGGTCATTGCCCCGATCTGCCTCAGCAACCGCGCCGACTTCACGCAAAGCGGCGCGGGCGTTCATTTTGAATGCTCCGGGTCCGCCACGATGGAGGGCAATGAACTGATTGCCCCGGTCTGCAAGGGCTCAACCGGCATCGGGATCGGCAACACCTCCACCGAACTGAAGATCATCGGCGGCTATATCTCGGACAATGCCCTTGCCGGGATATCGACCGCTGGCGCGCCGCTAATCAGCTATTCCGGGATTACCTTGGAAGGCAACGGGCTATCGGCGGCGGGTGGCTACAAAGCGGAAATGGTGTTCGATGAAACGGCACTAAGCCCCGCCACTACAGGCATTGTCACCAATTGCATGATGACCGGCAGCGCCTCGGTCAACGCCGCGATCCTCACTCGCTCGGTTAACACCGCGATCAAGCTCATCGACAATTACATGTCCGGGTACACGCCGGAATACAGCCTTTCCGGCACGGCGGACGTGATTGTCCGATCCGATCGGGGAACCTTCACCGCCTCGCTCACGGGATGCACGGCAGGCGTCACCGGCACCGCGCGCTGGTCGATCAACGGCGACATCGTGACGGTTGAATATCCGGTGCTGCAAGGCACGTCGAACACGACCGCCGCGACGATTACCGGCGCTCCGGCAGCGATTTACCCGACGCGGGCGCAGTCGGTCATGAACGTCGTAACCGATAACACGGTGGACATTGCGGGGCGGTTCAGCATCGCCACCAACGCCGTGGTGACGCTCAACGTCGGCGCGGCGACCGCTTTTACGGGATCAGGCACCAAGGGCGTCCCGGCGGGCGTCGTGATCCAGTACCGCCTCTGATGGACGTGCCAACATCCCCCATCGAATGGGCTGGCCTGACCGCGCTGTTCGGCACGGTCGGCACGGGTGCGTGGAAGCTGCTGACCTGGATATTCGGGCGCAACGACCGGCGTGAAGCGAAACTGGACGCGCGCGAGGACGAGTTGGAGGCCAAGATTGAGGCGCGCTTTGCGGCGATCGAGACCGAACTGAAAGACACGCGCCGCGATCTCAACGACTGCAAGGAGCGCGACGCCGCCAATCAATCCCGCATTGGCGAGCTGGTCTTCATCCTCCGCATAGTTGCCGACGAAATGCACGACCGCGAACCGGCGAACCCGATGCTCAAGAGCATCCGGCAAATCCTCGCACGGGCGTTCCCGGCCTATCCCGCCGACATGCAGGCGTCGCTCGATACGCTCGATCGCGCACCGCTTTATCCGAACAAGGGGGATCATGTGTGAAGCATTTCCTGATCTTCATCTTCGCGCTTCCCGTCGTGATCGCGGGCCTGTGGCGGGCGACGGGGGAACTGGCGTGATTGACTGGACGCCCATCCAAAAGCGCCTTGGCGTCGCTGCAGACGGGGTTGCCGGACCCTATACCTATAGCGCCTTGCTCACGCACGTCGGCAATCGATCGCTCGGGCAAGATGGCGTCAATCTCGGGCGGGGCTGCGCCAAATACCTGCCGAAATACGAAATCAACACACCGCTGAGGCTTAGCCATTTCATCGCACAGATCGCCCATGAATCTGGCGGCTTCCGGTGGATGAAGGAGATATGGGGGCCAACGCCTGCCCAGCGCAAATATGAGGGGCGGCATGATCTCGGCAACATCTGCGTGGGGGATGGCAGGCGCTATGCCGGGCGGGGATGCCTCCAAATTACCGGCAGGGCCAATTATCGCGAAGTCGGAACGCGGCTGGGGATCGACCTTGAGGAAGATCCCGATCTCGCAGCCGACCCCGAAACCTCGATCCTGATCGCATGCGATTATTGGAAGTCCCGGAAGATCAATCCGCTGGCCGACGCCGACGACATTACGCGCGTCACCCGCAAAATAAATGGCGGTACTAACGGAATCGAAGACCGGATGAAGAAGCTAGCGCGGGCCAAAGGGGTATTGGCGGCATGAAATCCCCGATCGTCATCAAAATCACCGCTCCGCATGATGCGCGGGGCTGGATTGGATTTGGCTGTTTCGTCCTCACCGTCATGGTGCTGATGATGATCTGGACAGATCGCGAGATGCTTAAGGTTGATGCTTTCCTGATCATTGCAACGGCCATCATCATAACGGGCTGGAATGGTGGCCCTGTGGGATGGGCATTTCAAGCGACAAAGAGCGGTGGCGAGGCTGCGGAAAGTTCTGCGCGCATCGCAGAGCAAGCGGCGACGGCGGCGCTCCCAAGCATTGGTAAGCCCACCGAAGTCAAAGTCATCAACCCGCCAGACGATCCCGCCAACGTGACCGAAGCCAAAGGAAACTGACATGCCGATTATCTCGCTGCTCATCGTGCTCCTGATCTTCGGAGCCGTGCTGTACCTCGTCTCGCTCGCGCCGATCGACGGGACGGTAAAGCGCATCATCCAGGTCGTCGCGATCGTGTTCCTGATCATCTGGGTATTGACCAAGCTCGCACCGTCGCTGGGCGGGTTGAGCATCTGATGATCCGCGACATCATCAACCTGTTCCGCAGGCGCTACCTCTACAAATCCGCGATCACAGGCCGCTTTGTCACGCGCGCCTATGCCGAGGCCAACCCAGCGACAACCGTTCGGATACGGATCGGATGAACCCCTTCGCCCTCATCCCCGCCCCGTATCGCCTGCTCGCAATGGCGGGGCTGCTCTTGCTTGCGATCGGGGGTAGCTACCTCAAGGGCCGCTCTGATGGTCGCGCCGTCGTCAATGCCCAAGCGGTCCGCGCGATGAAGAAGGCGACGGACGAACTCAACCGCCGCCGCGCCGTAATCGACAGCCTCAACACGCGGATCGCCGCCGCCCAGACCGCGCAATCCACCGAAACCAGAGAGATATTTCATGAATCGGTCAAGATCATCGATCGGCCTGTGTTTCGGGCTGTGTGCGGCGATGCTGATGCTGCCCGCCTGTTCGACCGGGCGCGGGCAAACGCCAACACTGGCATTGCCGGCCAACCTGCTTTCACCCCCGCCGGAGCTTCCAGCGATGCCCCGTAACCCGGACGGCTCCTTTACCGGGGCGCAATGCCTGACCGGCGCGCTCGATCTTTACGCCACCGCTGGGCAAATCCGGCTCCAGTTGCTCGGCCTCATCGCAGCAGAAAAGGCCCGCCAGGATGCGAAATAGGCTCCTCAACACCGTCTCCCACCGCTGCCTTGAGCCTGTGAGCATAGGTCTCGGCTTTGGCTTTGGGCTTGGCCTCGGGGCCAGTGGCGGGGGTGGCGCCGCACCATCGACAGCGGGGCAACCGATTGGGCTTCTACTCACTCTAACGAAGGCGAGCTAACATGACCGACAACGTGGCAATTTCCGCCGGAACCGGCACTTCCGTTGCAACCGATGACATCGGCGGCGTTCATTATCAGCGTGTGAAACTGGCGCTTGGCGCAGACGGCACGGCCAACGACGCCTCGGCGGGCGCGGGCGCAGTCGGCACCGGCACCCAGCGCACCACGTTGGCGAGCGATGATCCGGCGGTGGTTTCCCTGGCCGTGATTGACGATTGGGACGAATCCGACCGGGCCAAGGTCAATCCTATTGTTGGACAAGCCGGGATTGCCGCCGGAGCTGGGGCAGTCGGTGCCACTGTTCCCCGCGTGACCTTGGCGAGCGACGACCCAGCAGTGGCCTCGCTGGCCCTTGCGGCCACGGCAGCCAAGCAGGACACGGCGGCGGGCTATCTCAGCACAATCGCAACGGCGGCTTCAAGCTCAGACCCCACGCTGGTTGCGCTGGGCCAGTCCGAATATGAAACGGTGGCGGCGTCGCAGACGGCGCAAGCTCTCGGGGCTACTGGCGCGACGGCGGATTATATCGCCGGTATCCTGGTCATCCCGGCAACGACATCCCCCGGCAACGTCCTCCTGCTCGACAACGCTACGTCGATTACAGTGTTTGTCGGCGGGGCGTCGAGTGTTTCCAATCTCGTGCCGTTCTTCATTCCGCTGGGGATTAAGAGCGTATCCGGCGCCTGGAAAATCACAACCGGCGCGAATGTGTCGTGCATCGGCATCGGTGATTTCACCTGATGAGACTGCATCGGGGGGGCTTTAGCAATCAGGCGTTGGACCCTCCCGCGCATGTTGCAGTGTGGAACTCGCTTACGCTTGGTGCCTTGAACGCCAATAGCACCGGATGGGCTGGGTACAATCTCCGCGAGCCTATATTTCTCAACGCCGGGGTTATTGCCGGAGAGAAGATCCGGTTCAGATTGAGAAGCTCTACCGCAGCCGGGATGGATATTGTCCGGGCTTATGTCGGGCAATCGGCTTCCACGACTGGTGACGGGCGCTATCAGTTCGCCACAACCCCAACTCAGCTATTATTCGGGGGAGTTTCGGGAGCTACAGTCGCAACGAATAGCACAGTCACAACGGATGACACGGTCTTTGTCCAAGACGGGACCAAGTATATCCTCCTGTCGGTGGATTACAACTCCGTAGGGACCAGTGCTATTCGCTCGCTTAACGATACTACCAAGTCCACGACTTTCTTTAAGCTCGCAGGCAATGCCTCAGACGTAGCTCCGACAGGATACAGTGGTGGCGGACTGGCGACTCAGGTCATTGATCTGGGGGAAATCTTCGCATGAAAACAGGCTATAACCGATGAGACTTAGACCCGGAATTTATCGAAACAATGCGGCCCTTAGTCCAGCCTCTCTAACGTCTGTTACTGTCTTCTTGGCAGCAGGGACGACAAGCTGGAATGTTCCGGCCAACTTTGTCAGCTTCGTTTCCGCTGAAGCGGTAGGCCCCGGCGGCAGCGGCGCGAGCGGCACGATCAACACCAACTCGGGTGCAGGGGGTGGCGGCGGTGAATACCGCAAGATCACGTCGATGACCAACATCGCGGCGAGCGATACGCTTACCGTGCAGATCGGCGCGGGGGGATCGGCTGCTGCGACCTTCCTCAAGGACAATACGGCTACAACGGTTCTGTCAGCAACGGCAGGAGGCAATGCCTCAGGCGCGACAGCGGGCGCAGCGGGAACCGGCGGGACGGGGGCCGCTGCCAACTTCGACGGCGGCATCGGTGGTATTGGGCGCGCAGGCACGGGCAACCGTGGTGGCGGCGGTGGCGGCGGCTCGGCTGGTAAGATTGGTGCGGGCAAGGCGGGTGGCGCAGGTGCGAACTCGAATATCGGCGGCGCAGGCGGCGGCGGCTCGAACGGCGGCTCCTCGACGGCAGGTGCGGTCATCGCGACCAACAATGACGGCGCGGCAGGCGGCCAAGGTACGGCGGGAACCGGCTCGGGCGCGGGCGCGATCAGTGCAACCCCGGCGGTCAACGCCACGCTGGGCGGCGGCGGGGGTGGCGGCGGCAATATCGCGGGCGGGCGCAACGGCTCCAACGGCGGCAACGATGCTTCGTTCGATGTCACCCACGGCGTTGGCGGTGGTGGCGGTGCCTCTGGCGCAACTGACAGCGTAGGCGGCATCGGCGGCATCGGTGGCGGCGGCGGCGGCTGCGCCAGTGCGACCACGACCGCAGGCGTCGGCGGCGCAGGCGGCGCGGGAATACTCGTCATCACATACATGGCAAGCTGATCGGATTATTTGATGTCAAAGCTGAGACTCTTCGGCCATCGCGTTTTTGTCCCGACGCCGGGGCCAGCCCCGATCCTTCCGGGCGCGGGTTGGTCCGGGGCCACCGTCACGCCCGCCCAAGAGGGAACGGCGATCGAACGTGGCTATGACCAGACGGCTATCGGGAACTGGACCGTTCCAAGCTGGATCGACATTGCCACCTCGTTCAAGGTCGGCGTGCTTGGCTATCATATCATTACTGACGCGGACCATGCGACCGGAACCCGCCGCGATGGTATTCGGAAGGTCAGCTTCTCGGTCGATAATGGCGCTTGGGTTGATGTAACCAGTAAAACGTCGAACGCAGACAGCGGGTTGACCGACTGGAATATCGAGATTGTCGCATCGAACTTCACCGATGCGGCGCATGAAATCCGGGCGATCATTTATCCCTATGTCGGTCGGCCCAGAGTGTTGCAGGGGACGCTTTCCGCGAGCAACAACACCCAGCATTCTTTGGTCGTCAACACCAACAACGGCGGAACGTTGCCGACAACGATCGTCTATGTCGATAGTGTGAGCGGGAACGACACAACTGGCGACGGCAGCGACGGAACGCCCTACGCCACAGCGGCCAAGGCGAAGACGGCCCTTCGTACCTTACGGAGCAACGGCGATTGCGGCGGGTGCTTCATCTACGCCAAGGCCGGGTCTTACAATCTCAGCGAAACCACGGTGCAAGCTACGGTCGCGACGAGGTGGTTTACCTTCATGCCCAAGCCCGGCGTGTCGAAAGCCTCGGTGATCGTCTCGGGCTCCAGTTCCAACCAGGGCTTCCGGGTCCAGCGGCTGCGCGTCAAGGGCTGCACCGTCACGACCATGCTGGACAGCAGGGGAACTTACGCCTGCCATCTGTTTGCGGAAGATTGCACCTTCGCAGGGTTGACGCAGACCACGGCGAACACTTGGCCTGCTTACGGCAGCTCGCGTTGGGTTACGCAGCATTTCGTGGATTGCACGATCGGCGGCTATTTCAATGGCCCGGCGAACGCGACCCTCGTTCGCAATACGACGATCAACGGCATTACTTCGGATGCGCTGACCAACTGCCGGACTAATCTCAAGGTCACGATTATCGACATCACCGCTGGCTTTTCGTCGCATCCTGATACTGCGCAGGCGTTCGCCATTGGCGGCACGGCGGAGAACTTCATCTTCTACGACATCACGGCAGAGGTTAACGTCGATTCGCAGGGGCCGTTCATCAAGGACAGCCTGATCACCAAGGATATCGCGATCGTCGATTTCCAGTTCATTGGGGAAAATTCAGGCCGCTATGCGTTCTTCATCTGGGGCGATGCCGCCACCACGAACAAGCATATCTATGTCGCGGATTCGAGCTTCACGAGCGGGATTGTGAGCTTCGGGACGACCTCGATTATCAGCGATTGCCAGATGCTCGGGGTTACGTTTGACTCATCCCCAGGCGCGCTGACGGGCTGGACGCAACTGGCCTAGCACGCCTCAACGCTCCACCAACCGCGCCGAACCCGATAATGAAAAACGCCCACGTCGCCGGTTCGGGAGCGGGCGATTGGAGCGTGACGGTATAGCGGTTATCCTCACCTGCGAACGCCAGCAGGGGCCGGATCGGGCTTAGCAGGCCGACAGTCACCCAAGCGCAGCCTGGGCAGGTGGTCGTTCTTTCCAAGATGGGCTCCAGCACGTCAAAGGCGAACGTCACGGATTGCGCGCCTTCGGTAAGGATGTAGGTGGCGACCTGAAAATTCGTGTTGCCGAACAGCGTCGGACTGAAATCCTCGGTATAATATTCGTAATTATAATCGTATGATATTTCGACCGCGTTGAAATCCCCGATCGGCTTCTCGAAATCGATGGTGTAGGTGTAAAGCCCGCCCTTGGTGTAACGCGCCAGCAATCCGGTCTGATCGGTCGATGGCAGGGCGTCGAGATACACGTCGCCGTCTGCCATGTTGCCGGTGTAAATCACACCCGCACTCGCTGGCGCAGCACACAAAGCCAAAGCAACACATACCCAACGCATGACCGTTCTCCCGAGTCGTCCCCCCGGTGAGATTGATTCCCGTTACGGTTGCGGCACAAGTGACCGAATCATGAACGTCCCGTTATGGGTCAATCGGTGCCAACCCCGCCGCTTCGGGTGTTACCTATCGCGGGTGAGTTTATCCTAGACTGAATCGCGGTTTTCTGCCATATTATTCACATCCACCCGCTGGATTTATCCGGTGGAAAGGCGGGCTAACCTCCGGGTTGGCTCGCCTCATTCAACGAGCGGCGGGCGCGGAACAAGATCACAGCGTTCTCACCCTCGCCTTCGTTCAACGGGCCGTCACCGACACGGCCACCGATCGCGAACTCCATTTCATGGATAAGCCCGCAATCGCAGCATTGCATGAGATAGCCGGGGAGCGGGTGAATCCATTCCGACCAGCCATCTTCGTCGGGGTGCATGGGCTCGCACTTCATCACGCCACCTCGCTACGTGCGTCGGGGCGGAGGGCGGTTATCAACCTCTCAGCGGTATCGGTTGCTCTGTCGGTCCATGCGTCCTCTACCGCGCGGCGGAAGTCCTCTCGGTCCATCCTTACGGCAATCGCAGTGTCCGGTTCGGGCTTGGGGGTTGGTGTGAACGTACCAAGCGCATGCGCCGCTCTAGCGATGCCTGCTGTATCAATGCCGACGTTTGCGAACGTATGGCGGACAATAATGTCACGCAGCCTGTCCGCTACGTCATGCCCCATGTCCTTCTCCCCGCTCGGTGGGGATGCGCGGAGGGCGGGTTGCACTAGCACTGCGAGTTCGGCCAGCGCAGGGTTCAGCGCCGCCAGCGCCATGTCGTAAGGATTGCCGGGAATGTGTGTGTTTTCGGCCTTGGCTTGCTCGATGTACTTGTAAGCCTGTTGCATAACGCGACGGGCTTCGATCAGTCCGCCAAGAGGGGAATGCCATGGCTCCTCCCCCGCCTTCGCGATCTGCTCTGCTTCGAAGCGGGCGAGAAAGTCGGCAACGTACTCGTATGCGCCCGTGTCTGGCATACGATTGAGAAGTTCGATCGCATAATCCCGGTGACGCTGCTCAACCTTCGCTTCGGTGTTGGTCATGGCTTGGGCTCCTCGGGTTGGGGGGTGCTGCGAGGCTTTGCAAAGGCCAGTCGGCAAGCCTCGTGTTCGTCGCGGACCTCGTTAAAGCGCTCGGCGGTGATCTTCATGCGCTCGGCGACAGCGGGGTATTCCTCGATCAGCCAAGGCCAATCCTCCCACTCCATGTCATTGCAAAGGTTCATCCATTCATCGCCGAAGCGCACGTCATGGAGCACATTGAGGGCGGTCTCTGCGGTACGGCAGTCGTGATGGTAGGCCCCTGCCCAGAATTGGCCGTCATAATGCCCAGAGCATCCAAGCGCGGTCTCTCCAGCCTCGATCCTGACGCCGCACCCTTGGCACGCGCGAGCTTTGCGCACGGACTTGATCGTCCTTTCGCTGTAGAAGCTCATGGCTTGGCTTTTAGCTGGCGGATGACGGTGGCGATGTCGCACCCAGCGTTGTTGACGGCTCGATCTTCTGGATCGGCATCGGCGAACTGCTCATCGGTCAGCAGGAATTTCGACTCCGCAATCTCAGCGCACGCCTCGGCAACGATGGGAATGATGGCGCGGGCGATATCGTCCGGCAGACGGCTATGTCTTTGGGTGCGAATAATTTCTGCTATTTGGATGACAAGCTCATCGCTCATTGTCAGACTCCTTGGTGCGGAGGATGTCGGGAAACATATCAGCGACGGCCGCGCTTGGATCGATGGGCTGGTCAGCGGGGTCTATCGCTTTGAACGCGGTGCATCGCGGGCCTTCCGGTCCATCCTGTCTCCACTCTCGCGGATATTCAGGATCATGCTTGTTATAGACCATCGTGTCGGCTGCGATCGTGCAGCTATCGCCGCTTTCCTCTCGGAAAGACCTGTCGTGCTCGCACCTGCCGCACCAGCGATCCATGAAATCAGCGCCTTCGCTTCCACATGCCGGGCGATATGCAGCCACACGTTCAGCTTCGGTCATGACTGGTCCTTTCCGTGATGAAACCGCGCGTCGCATTTCCGGCAACGGCATATGCAGGGCGCGCTACAGGGCGCGGCGATGTGGCCATGACCGCAGGCTGGGCATTTGTTGCTCAGATCGTAAAGGACGCTCGACAGCCTCGCGCTATCAGGGGTTAGGGTCATTGGGGGGTCACTTCTGCGCGGATAAGCGTCGCATCGCCAAGATCGACAAACAGTTCGCTGCCAGCCAATGCTTCGGCGATCGCCTCGCTGTCAGGATGAAACATTGCCGCGATGGATTCGCCGATCTCATAGGCGTTCACGTCGCCATCCGGTTCGGCATCATCGTCTGCAAAACCAGCATCCTCAAGCTGCTCGCGCGTCCACGGCGTCACTTCGATATCCAGTTCAATTCTGATCTTCATTCTCTCTCTCCCATCACGAGGGGCGGGGGTTTAGGCTGTTCAGAATCGCGCGACCGATCATTTCCGGGATTTGCGGGACGACGGCGTTTCCGAGGCTTCCAACTCGGTCCACCCGATTGGAAATCCCATAAGCCACTCGACCCATGCCGGGTTCAGCGCCCCATTGAGCTCTTCGGGCGTAACCATCGTCTTCAATTTCTCGCGCGAGCGGGAGCCGCCCCATTTGCACAGCGCCGTGCCACCCGTTGACGTGACCTTCGTTGGTGTCGGCCATAGCTTCGCGACCATCCCCAGGTCGATATTGCGGCCGCGGTGTAATTCCTTCAACGCGCCCTCCGCCGTCCGGGTGGCCTTCGCTCCGTCCGAGGCTTTTGGGGTGGGCAACAATCCAGAGCCGATCCCTCTCATGAGGGGCGCCAACGGCGGAAGCTGGTATGCAGTGCCACTCCGCATCGTACCCGAGCGCGGCCAGGCCCCCGAGAACGGCATCCAACCCTCTAGAAAGCAACGCTCCGACGTTCTCCACGATGACGTATCGGGGTCGAAGTTCGCCAATAACGCGGGCATACTCAAACCATAGTCCGCTACGTTCGCCTTCCAGCCCAGCGCCCTGTCCGGCGATGCTGATGTCTTGGCATGGAAAGCCGCCGCAGATGACATCGACGGCAATTCCATCGGCAGCAAGTCGGCCGGCGGTAAGGGTTCGGATGTCGTCATAGCATGGCACCTCGGGCCAGTGTTTCGCCAGCACGCGCCGGCAGAATGGATCGATCTCGCAAAAGGCGACCGTTTGGAAACCGGCCCGCTCAAACCCAAGGCTGAACCCGCCAATCCCTGAAAACAGGTCCAGCACCCTGAGCATCCCCCTATCTCCTGTCATGGCTTGGGGGTGGGGATGGGCTTGGCGCGAGCGGCGTGGATCTGATCGATCTTCACCGACAGGCCGATGTAAACCAGGATGACGGCCAGCCATGTGCCGAAGCCTAGACCGATCGCGCCGAGGATGTTTTTCGCGGCAATGGAAAAGCAGATGGTGTGAAGGGCACTCCAGCTCAGGAACCATTCCAACCTTCGGAAAAATCGCGCAGTTGCCGTCTCGCATGTCTCGCCCACCTACCTCTCCACACGCATAGAGATGGTAGCTGACACATAACTGACACGCCGCCCGGATTTGGGGCGTGTCAGTGTCTCGTAAGTGATTGATTTATTGGCGCACCCGAAGGGATTCGAACCCCTGGCCTCTGCCTTCGGAGAACTGTAGGAGGCCGGTTTTCCGCCATTCTTGCCCGCGCTGTTCCGCGTTTGTTGCCGGAACACGCCGTGAATCGACGTACGTAGCTTACCCGTAGCGTACACGGTCATGAACCTTTCCTTCGTTGTCGCAAAGCCCGTTGCCTAAGCTTCGCAAAGAATCGTTTCCGGCGTGCTTTCGCATCTGCCGATGCCGCTTCGATCTCCGCCAGTTCGGCCCGATCCGCGTCGGTCATCTGATAAGCTGTTGTCACGCCGCCTATAGTAAGCGTTACTGTCACACCGTCAAGCGTTATCGCCTATCCGCAGCCTTGCGCGCATTGTCGAGATAGTCGGGGTGGTGGTGGGCATAGAGCGCGGTCGTCCGGTCGTCGGAATGCCCCAGCCAACCGCCGATCTCCCATAGTTCGACGCCAGCCTGGGCAAGCCATGTCCCGCGCGTATGCCGCAGCGTGTGAGGGGTGACGTCGTTTAGCCCCGCGCGCTTACAGGCCGTGCCGAAACTGCCGCCCTTGCCGTCGCCTATGTCCTTGATCTGCCGCCCATTATCGTGAACGACATAGCCGACGTCGTTTCCGCGCTTTCGGGCGAGGCGAAGGAAGGTCATCAGCTTCCTCGGAATCGGGATATGGGCGCGGCCCTTGCTGGTCGTGGTGCGGCCTCGGGCGAAGTTGATCCGCCCGCGCTGCATGTCGATCTGAGGCCAGCGCAGCGACAGGACCGCCTCTTTGCGCGCGCCGGTATATAGCGCCAAGGCAATGAACAGCGGCAGATACAAGCGAACGTCTGAGCGCGCCGTACGGGCCGCATTGAGCAGCCGGGCCGCTTCGTGCCGGTTGAGCCAACGATCCTTACCCTCGGGCTTCTCCGGGAGCCAGACAGGCACCGTGCGGGTGATCTTGCCCTCGCTATGCGCGAAGTTGATTGCGGCCCGTAATGTGGTCAGCTCGCGCCGGATTGTTCCGGGGGCCTTGCCTCGCGCCTTTTGATAGGCTCGGCAGGTTTCCTTGCTGACGTCGCCCACGAAATTCTCACCCCAAAAGGTGAGCAGGGCGCTCGTCGCATAGCCGATCCGCTCGGGTGCCGCCGTATGCGGGGCGTGCTGATCGCAATAGAGGTCTAGGGCCTGGGCGACGGGAAACTCCCCCGGATCAACTGGCCCGATGCGCTGTCCGCGCTGGCGCTCCCGGATGAACTCCGCGAGAATCGTTTCAGCTTCTCGGCTGTTTGCCGTGCCAGTAGAGCGTTTTCGCTTGGCACCGCCTTCGTACCATACGATGTAGAAGGGGGTGCGGCCCGGAACCTGTTCAAGCCGCGCTCCTCGGTTTGGTCTGGGCATTGGATCTCCTTCGCGCGCTCGATGAACGCGGCCACATCGGACTCATCGAACAGAAACGCCTTACCGAGCCGTACCGCTGGTAAGCCTCTCGCGCGCATGGTGCGGATCGTCCGCGTACTCGGCAAGCCGAATTGCTCGGCAACCTGCTCCGCAGTCATGAGTCTAGCCCCCATTACTTCCCCCCGAGGAGATGCGATGGGGAGGGTTCGGCGAGGGCTGCGTCGATCGCGCCCTTGTATGCGAACTCGACCCACGCATAGGAGCTGGCATACGGGTGCAGTTCGGTTGCAGCTTCTACGCCTGCGGAAATCATCGCCTCGGACGGCTCGCGCAGTGCTTCGATGGCAGCACGGGCGCGTTTCCGCCATGTCGTCCTAGACCGCGAACTGTCCTGTCCCGAGCCACATGCATCAACCATATTCGTCGGCCCGTCTGAGATTCCCCAGCGCCAGCCCTCAGATTCCGCCATCGCCTTCGCGATCCGTTCGACCTCGCTTTGACTGGTCATGGGAGGGGGTCTCCGGAAGGGGATTGGGCGAACCCCGTTGGGGACGCGCTCTCATGAACCACGCCAATCTTCGTTGTCGTGGCCGTTCCGGCTTCGATCGCTTTCGCTAGGCGAGCGTGAACGGCGCGGGCATTTGCCTCGCAATTCGTCCAAGCGTTGGTGTCCAGATAACGCTGGCCAGGCTCGTAGAATGCGAGGATGAAGTTCAGCGCGCCCCATGCGTCTCGAATGAGATTGCTGTCGGCCTCCCTTTGACATTCCGGAATGTCTTCACTCATGAGATCGCCCGCCCGGCAAGTTCGCGGCGCACGTCGTCGCCACAGATGCAGTGGCATGGCTCTCGCCGCACAATGATGTTTTCGCCGGTCCAGATGCCGCCGCTGGCAAACTCCTGCCAACCGCTGTCGTCGCAGTCGCGGCATGACTCTTCCGCGCTAGGGATACCCACCGGAACGGCGGAGACGACTTGTTCGGCTCCGTTCATGGGTAGCCCGTCACGAAGTGAGCGCCCTAACTCATTGTTATTCATCACTTCATCTCCGGTACGGGAGGGAGGGCTTCTTCACGGATCGCTTTCATGATTTCCTTGATCGTCGTCCAAGGCACATTGATCGACCTCATATGCTCCCCGCCGTCCTCGTCGAATTCGGGGAATTTGAAACTGAACTCGCCCATGTAGGAGGCTTTGGTTTCAGCGTTCGGCGTCAATGCTGCCGTTAGCGCCTCCACCCTAGCCCTGAGGTCTCTTATGGTGGTGAGAAGGCGGGGCAAAGCTTCGCGCTGTGCGACGATTAGGCTGGCGTTGGCATGAGCGGGCCGGGCATCGTATCCGCCAATCTCGCTGCCGCCTGCCTCATAACCGACATGCTCAAAGCACTCGGCGATGATTGCCTTGCCCGGCGCGATGACCGCAACGTCATATCCTCCGGTATTATCCGGTTGCACGGCACGGCGCACCTCCCAAGGTCCGGGGGTAGTCTTCGCCAGCAACGCTTCCAGCTCTACCAGTTCTTCTTCGAGGAGAGGGGTCATGGGAAATCCTTTTGGGCGATGCCTGACGGCCCGCTCTGGCTTGCTACGCACTCAACCGCCTGCGGCGTTTTCGCCCTGCGGGAGCCTGCCGCTATCGCAAGAAGGCGCTCAAATTCGGCGCGGCGTAGGAATAAAATGTCCTTATTCCCGAACGCCATTCGGCTTTCGATGTCTGCGCAGCGGGCGAGAAATTCCTCCTCGCCCTCCATCGGCTCAAGCCCCGGACAGGCTGGCGATTGCATCATCGATCCGCTCCTCTACAGGCTTGACGGCGATCACGTTCGCTATGAGGCTGATGGAATATTCAGCCTCGCGCTTCTGCCGCTCGATTGCGCCGTTCTTGTGGTCCGGGTGGAAGAAGATTTCAGGCTTGAGGCCATCCTTCTTGAGATGCCCAAGCGCGCCAGCCTTAACCGCCGCCCGCAGCTCCTTGCGGACGCGAGCCGGGATAGGGCCGCGAATGACGCGCGTCGCCTGAACCAGGATGTTCGTGACGTTCGGTCCAAACTCTTCGGTGTAGAGCGTCACTTCGCTTCCCCGCTAGCTCGACAGTCACCCAACGGGCGAAGACAACGCAGATTGGCTTCGTTCATGACTGGCGACGGTTCGCGCAGCGAAAGCGCCAATCTCTTCCTCAACAACGGATTTCTCATCACATATACATCATCGTCTTCCGGCAATCCTCTAAACGGTAAGGTAGCCGGTGGGATCGAGGGGTTGATGCGAGGGGTCATGATTGCACCTCGGATTTGACTTTCTCGGTATCGCGCTTGAGCCGGGACGCAATCTCCTGCGCCGACCAGCCTTCCAAAAGCTTGAGGCGGCACCATTTCTCCAGTTCCTTGGAGATGCGCCCTATCGATCGCAGAAAGTCCTCGTCGCTATTCCCCATCACTTATCCCCCATCTCATGCGACATGGCTGTTTGGCCGGTTGCTTTGGCGATTGCGGCGCGGCCCTCGGCCTCGGCAAAGCGAGGCAGGGACAAAGAGCCGTCAAGAATGTGTTGCAACGCCGCCAGCAATTCAGGTGCATGGGACGCCTCGATTGCAGCGCGGGCGAGCGCATCGAACGAGATATTCTCCCCGACCTTGCAAGCGCCGTTCAATGCGGACTTAACCCTCTCCACCATCTTATGCGGCATGTTCGTTTGGCCGGTTGCTTTGGTGATCGCGGCGCGGGCAGCAACCATCGCGGGCTCTTGGTCCTCGTCGGCGGTCAGGCCAACGTCCTCAAGCCGCTCCATGAGATTGGACAGCGCCACCAGCAAATCCGGTGCGGCGGCGACAAGATGAATATTCGCGCGCCTCTCCTCGCCATCGCTCCAGAATCCGCCCTGATAATCAGTGACGCCGCCAGCATCCGCATCACCAATGCCGAGCAATGAGCCGTTACTGGCGCGGTAAATCTTCCAAGGTCCTGGGGTAAATCCCTCATGCGACATTACGGATATCCTTCTCATCGGACCATTCGATCCCGTGTTCAGCACCGAAGGCGTACATAAATTCGATCAGGTCGCTCATTTGCTCTTTGGTCATTCGCGATGTGCTGTAGCCGACCGGGAACGGAGCGCCGTCCAATGCCGTCTCAAACTGCACAGCATGTCCGCACGCCTGCATCATGACGACCTTCCAGCGGTCAGCGGTGTGGCAACGGCCAAGTGGCTTTGCGCGCGAGATGTCCGACAGCATCGCCCACATTTTCGAGTTCTGATCGGTTGTGCGCGTGGCTTCCCTGATATTCAGGACGGCCATCGGCGGCGCGCGGTCGATCAGCTTCTTTGCCAACTCGCGCTGGTATTGGCCCGACAGGATCATGGTTTGGCCGCTCATGCTGCCAGCCTCATTCGTTCGGCCATAGCCTGCTCAATCTGGGCACGGCGCGGGCTGGCCTTGATGAACGCGGCAATCAGGCCCTCCAGGTCGATCCCGCGCCAGAAACTGCGCTCCCCGATATTGTGTTGGGGCTTGCCGGTGCCGGTGTGGCAGTCGTGGCAGAGGCTTACCCCGCGCCAATCGTCCGGCTTCTGGCCCATCCCCGCACCCGATCCGAGACGGACATGCGCGAACTCCACCGCAGTCATCGAGCCGCATTTGCAGCAAGCGTGCGAGCGAACGAAGTCACGGTGCGCGGTAGACTTCCACCGGCTCGCGCGCTTTGACGGCTTGGGGATGCGGGGCGGGAGCATTACCGATCGAAGCCCGGCACGTAATCGTCATCAACGTCGGAGCCGAAGCCACCCGATGAACGAGCCGGAGCCTTTGCGCCATCCTTCGGCAACGGCACGCGGAGCAGTATCTTAAATTGCCCCTCAGTCGGCGCTGGCATGGCATCCAGCAGGACAGAATAACCATCGCCGCTCTTGTTCGGGAAGGCCACGCCGATCCGGGTAAAATAGCTCTTGCCGTTGCTTTCACGGACAGACAGAGCGTCGAGACGTTCAGACATAATCGTTCCTTCTATGAATTGGCGGTGGCGACGAGCTGGAGCCCATCACGATAGCGGGCGTACTCGTCTTCGAGTTTGGTGCGTTCGGCGGGAACCAACTTCTCGATCCCGGCGATATTTTCTTTCAGCCAAGCCTTAAGTCTGACCGGCGTTTGACAGTCGCGCATGGAAGCGTCGAAATCGAGATAGGCGTTGCTTTCCTGTGGCCCGTCTGTCGCCTCGGCTTTCGGCTTCAGGGGCGTGACATTCGTAGGGGCTGGACCGCCCCCGGATGCTACGCGGCGAAGCTCCTGAAGTCCGGTAGCGGTCCATTTCTTCCAATGATGCTTGCCGTTGCGCTCATAGCTTTCGCACGGCGCCCACGGGCAGGGCATGTCGTAGAGGTAGCGGCCTACGCCCCATTTGACGGCAGCGCGCTTGAAGGCGTCTGACAAGCCACCCTTGTCACCTTCGATGTCCGTACTGCCAGCACCGTCGCTCTTGCTGACCCACTCGTCACCAATGCGGATTGTGAGGGTGCAAAGAACGCGGCCTGACGGGGTTTCGGCGTAGCTGTCCTGCCAATTCTCAGGACCGCAAACCATGTCGAGACGAGCCATCACGTCGCGGGCGTCGATGTAGGCCAGCGCCATCGCGGCATCACCTTTCGACGTGACGGACTGCGCGCGCCAGTGGATCATGTCAGGCGGAAATGCCGCGCTCAATTCGATGACGTTCATTGGGCTATCCGTTCCTCAGTAATTTCAAATCCAGGGATCGATCGAGCGCCGCCGTGCACGTCTTTCTCGGCCTGCTCGATCAGCCATGCTTTCAGTAAATCGGGCTGCATCGCGCGATAGTGTTTCAGCGCCACTACGGGGTCCGTCATTGCGGTGTACCAGACTGACCGGAGCGATACGGCGCGAGCGCCCCCCTTGGCCTGTGCGCGGGCATTCTCAGCCTTGCTCGCCAGCTTGTCGGCCTTGCTCGCTTCCTTGATAAGGATCTCGGCCTGTTCGCGGGCTTCCAGATCGGCAAGGTTGGCCGATGCAATCGCAGCGCGGGCTTCCTCGGCCTTAGCTTCGGCTTCCTTGCGGGCGAGGTCGGCGGCGGCGCGCTGCTCGTCTTCTAGCTTGCGCAGCCAAGGGGCGAGGGCCTGCTTGCACGTCGAGACGGTGAGGTCGGCGCGCTCGATAATCGGCTTCCACGTCGCATCAACCGTGCGGCCCGCTTCCAGATGCGGCTCTTTCTCCACCTTGCGCTGCTTGTCGGCATCGCGGGAGGCATCGCGGGCATCGGTCAGCAGCTTGGATACGGCAGCGGCTTGGCCCTCATTGGCGATTGGGTCGCCGTCGAGAAATCCGCGCGCTTCGTCCATTAAATCTGCGATATGATCCCGGAACGCCTCATAGGGGGTTGGCATTGGCGGCTCATTCCCACCGATCGCCAAGCGTGGATCTTCGAGCTGGGTAGCCATCACGCAGCCTTCCGCATTGCCATGCGAGCCTTGACCTCGGCTTCGATGGACCGGCGAAGTTCGGCTTCGTCGCGCTTGCGTTCGACATCCGACAGGGCCTCAGTGAGCGCCTTGCGGGGATCGGGGTCCATCCCAATCGCCATGCCGTAACCCTCGCCAATCGTGATGGCGAACTTGTCCGCACTGTAGCATTCGTCCTTGCGAACAACCGAGACGCCGATCCTCGTGCCGAACTCGTCCGACATCTCGCGAAGCAGCTTGGCGATAGTGGTGATTTTCTCATCGTTGGTCATCAGAACTTCTCCATCATGTCAGCGCGCAGTTCGGCAGCATATTCAGCGGCGGCGATCTGGTCGTCGTGCCAATCCTGAAGGCATTCAGCTTGAAGATCTTTGCACTCGAAGCTGTAGGAGCGAACTGGATCGCCATGGCTGTCGCGGATCTCGGTGATCTCCACCGTAGCTTCGCAACCTGGCTCTTCGCGAGTTTCAGCATAGCCGGGCGTGACCTCATAGGTGACGCACACCTGCTCCTCTAATTCGCCGCCTCGGCCATCGTAAAAAAGGAGAGTTGTTTTCAACTTACCCATCACTTGCTCCTCATGAGCTTGATATGACGTTGATTTTCTTGCCGATCCATGTTAGGCAGGAAGGGCGCAAGTAGAACGACGTTCGGTTCGTCGATCTCGCCAGTGCCGGAGCAATATTCGCAATCGCTCTCACTTGGCGCAGGGCCGTTGTCGTCATAGAAAAAGCCTCTGCCTCGACATTCCGGGCATTCGCTATAGTTGTGCGGGATGCGGTAAAAGTGGCTCATGCCAATGGACCCATTGTTACGCCGAAGTCGCTGATGCGATCCTGCAGGGTTGCGTCGAGGCGTTGAAGCCAATCGTCCATGAAGCGCTGATGCTGTTCGAGCGCCCAAGTAAGGCTCCCAACGGCACTGCCCATCGTGTCGGCAGCCTGCCGCATCGTATTGCCTGCGCTGCGGACATCTTCCGCGCCAACGAGTGTGACGTAATCAGCCATCTCAAGCCCTCCTGCTCAAGAGGGCAGAGGCGATCACCATCAACCCCATGATCCCGAATATCGAGAACAGCGCGGTTGCGGCGATGTGAGCGAGGGTGGTTGCCATCATGCGGCCCTCCGGTTGTTGAGATCCGCGAGCCGCTGGGCGAATGCCTTGGACTGTGGGGGGGCGAATTTCTGATTGCCGGTGGCGACTTCGTAGACGATCCAGAGAGCTTCTTTGACCCGCTTGCCAGCGCCGTTCATGCCGAAGCCGAGGGTGGCGGTCTGGACCTCTTTGATTTCGTAGCGGTTGGCCATGCTGCTATCTCCTTGCCTGCCAGCTTTGGCTGGGGCGATGAAAGGAGACTACGCATTAATGCGACACATTGCAAGCGCATAAATGCGACGCTACAAGAAAATTATGTGCGGCGGTGCAGCGCGAAATTAATCGCGGCACCGGCTAAGTCATGTTAAGGTAGGGTTCGCTTAAAGCAGCGGAGCCGTAACGGAAATCCGGGGGGTTTCCTACAGCGTCGAAACGTGGAACATTGCAGCAACCATACGGAACAAACGGGGTCGGGCGTGACTAAATCAGTAGCTTCTATTTTTTCGGGCCACGCGGCTCATTATCTTCGTCAAGCAGCTTCCGAGCTGCAATCCGCGCCACCACCCTTGCATGAGCAGGGTCGTCATGACCGTCGCCTTCTTCAGCGATCTCTAGAAGAGTATGCCGAAGTGCTCGCGCCAGTGGAAGTAGAACCTCATCCGGCCATTCCCGTTCTGGGACGAGCTTAAACAACTCACGTAAAATTTCCATCAGCGCGGCAGTGGTAGGGACGCCTCGCGCGCCGACCAGGTGGATCGGCATGGGGACAGCTGCGGCCTTCGCCAGCCGCCCTATCGTCGTCATCGACGTGACGTGCTCATAGCCCTCCTTGAGGCCGCGAGAAACCGTGTCCTTGCCTAGCCCGGCCTTTAGCGCCCAGTCGCGCGCGGTCCATCCCTTTAGATCCAAAACAGATTGAAGCCATTCGGCTATCGGTTTTTGTTGCTCGCGCACTGCCGCCCTTTTCGCTTCTAGGTCTGGTTGCGCGTGCATTAGCCTACTTTCCTTCCGAACCCGTAACCTCAAGAATGCGCTTGCATGGCCGCATTAATGCGACTAGATTGAGGTCATGCTTGATTGGAACTCTCCCGGGTCATTGGCCGACAATATCACGAAATGCGGATTAACCGTAAGCGCCTTCGCTGAACGCGCCGGGGTCTCGAAAGCCCAGCTGTATCGGCTGATCGCGGGCGAGTTCAAACCGAGCTTCCGCACTCAACAGAAGATCGAAGGCGCTCTGGCCTCATGTCGTCGGAAAGCCGCATGACCCCGCCAACCCCTCCCCATCAGCATAGTTCCGAATGCGCGCTTAGCGTGCCGGGGCTTACTGCCCATCAATCGCGCCTGCTGACCATCTTGAAGGAGGCGAAGGAAACGCCGTCCTACGAAGAGATGAAGGCCATGATGG